TTAGGATTAGTCATAGAATTAAATAGAATAAGACTTTTTAAAATTATGCTGAAGTAACTAACTTCCAAGAAGTCCCGTCATTTAAATATAGTTTAGGTCCTGATAAAATAATTGTTCCAATCTCTGCAGTATCTAATGCTAATCCAGCTTGGTCTCTCAGAACTAATTTGCGTGATGACACCATCTTCTCATTATGCCCTGTCATTATTTCTTCTCCTTAGATTTAACTTCCTCTTTCTTAACAAAGTGAGCATATCTTGGAATGTCAGAAATAGCTTTTGCTCTCTCAGTCAAGCCTAATTCTATAAACTTATCATATTGTATTTTCATATTTTGTTCTGTCATTTTAAGCGGTGTTAATATCTGAAACTAAAACATTTCCATTTGGATTTGTTAAGTATCCTATTCCTCTTGTCCAAACTCTAATGTTTCTTCCAATACCTGGGTCAACTGTAGTGTTACCTTGTAGTGCCTCAGCTTCTGCATAAGATTGTGCTCTTTGTCCTATTGTGAAAACTACATAATCAGTAGTTGCTTCTGTAGAAACTTTAATACTTACATTTAATAGTTCCATAACAACACCAGACTTAATCTTCTCTGAACTAAACCCTGGAATACTTGAACCTTTACCAGAGATTAACCAGTTAACTAAACTCTCGTAAGCTACTGGGTCCATGATACATGAGATTTTATCTTTAAATCCTGCAGCTTGAATAAGTCTTATTGCTCTATTGAAGTCTTTGATTATATCTGCTGCATAGTTTGCTGCATCCCATTGGTCTCCACCCACAGCAGTTGTAGCGAATGTTTGAATGTTAGCTCCTGCTCCTGCAATATCACTCATGATAGCATATAGGTCAATGTCTCTATCTCTAATAATTCTTTCAGTTATGTCTCTAAGAGTTGTTCCATAAACATCTATGTCAGCGTCGCTTATATCTTCTGCATCCAAGAAGCCCTCTACAAAATATTTCTTAACATAAACCGTATCAGTATCCCAACTCACTTCCATAGTTGCTGGTCTTGAACCAGGAGAAACATTCTTAGTAGCTGATGGAGAAGTTAAAGCTGCTAATCTTACAGGGTTTTTAGTCCAATATTTTTTACTATCCCCTTTAATAGTTGTTTTTTGAAATTCATTTAAGAAATTATAATTAAACTTTTCTACACCCTGAACGAATTTATCAATGTCCAATCCAAAGATGTCTTTTTGTCCTCGTGTATCTGCCATTATTCTTCTTCCTCCTCTTGAGTTTCTTCATCTACTGACATAACATTACCTCCCCTGTTCCTTCCGAAGTGATTTCTTCTAAAGTCTTTCCAATAACTTTACCTAAAATATGTTCTGCACTTGTAGCTAATCTAATTAAGTTAGGTCCTGATGTTGCAACGAGTGAACCAGCAGCAATAGTTGGTCCAGCAGCAGCAGTCATTCTAAATATATCTCCAGGTCCTGTGAATATAGATAATCTTGTTCTTCCGTCAGTGGCTATTTTTTCTCTCCTCGCTATTCCTGCAATAATATCTCCTGTTCCTGTATTAGTAGCAGCAGTTCGTGGTCCAGAAATCATACAGATAGCTCCTTTTTCTATAGCTGTTCCATCTGCAACTATAAAATCAATAGGTTCACTTCTCTTCAGAACTAATGTAGTAGCATCTGTCATAACTAAGGTTACCTAAGTTCCTATTTAAATCTTTCCTTCTTTCCACAATTGCCAAAGTTTTATAAAAATTGCAATAAATATATAAAATCTGAGTTCTGGGTCTATCATAGTGCTTCGTGTTTGATGCCTGCTTCATTAATCATGTCTATATCATCTCTATAACCAAGACCTAAGACTCTGATATTGTTCTTTACTAAAACAAACTTATCTCCATCTGGTTGTATATCAGGAAATCTTTTTAATCTTAACATCTTTCTTAATGCCGTCGCTGGCATACCTAAAATATTAGTTCCTATTCCATCAACACGACTAATAGCCCTTGCTGGTTGTAGTGAGTTAATTACTGCTTGTAGATGTTCTCTTGGAAATACATAAGTATAGAAACGCCTTGGTCTCAATGCTCCAGGAGCAAGAGTCATCTCTTTTCTCCCGTCTGCATGAGTAATCTCCATTGGAAATGAACGTGTGTTTAGGTAGTTTTCCATTGCATCTAAATCTGGTTTCCATCCCTCAGCTATAAAATCAAAGTGCATCTTATTTATCTAATGCAATGGCTTTACTTAACTTTTCCTCAGACATAACTAAACAGGCTCTACTATATTTCAAAACATTTTCATAATTTGAAATTTCAGTCTTAAGATTTTTTACTGTATTAGTCCAGTAGGCAACATCTTTAGAAACAATAACTATATCATTCTTTTTTGTCATTTGTTATTTTTCCTGAAAGAACATCTTTAGCATATTGTTCATCATCTACTTCTTTCTTAACTGGCTGTTGTCCTGCTTCACTTACTCCTCCAACTGCTTTTCTTGCTGCAAGTGCTTCTTCTCTATCAAGTATCTTTTCTCGTCTTTCGTTTTCTCTTGCCTGCCTTTCTGCAATTTGGTCAGCTCTGTCAAGTTCTGTGATTGTTTCTGACTGAACCCCTGTGCCTTCTGTCTCAGTTGTAGTCTCTGCTCCTTTGTTAGTTTCTTTTTCATCCATTTTCTTTTACCTCCTTACAGAGTTAAATTATTTGATTTTAAATTGTGGCATCTGAACACCGACGATAAGAGCTATAAGTGCGAAGATAATACTTCTCATAGTTCCGTTTATCCCGTTCTGTATAGCTACGATTTCTAACAATGATAGGCATACTATTGCAGTGCAAGCGACTTTCCAATCTACCTTTTTTTTTTTTGTCATTATTTCGGTGCTTTTACAGAGCCTTGCTCTGCGGATTTAGTTGTGATTTCAACCTCAGACCTTTTGCCTTTGTTAATTGCTCCATCTTTGCCTTCATCTTCTCCTAAGTTTTCTTCAATTCTTGCAGGGAACTCGAACTTAATTTCTAAACCTAATTGTGATTTTATCTGTGCTTCTACATCTCTTTGCTCTTTTTCGATAACTTGCTGCCATGCTAAGTAAACCATTTTTGCACTTGCTTCTGTTGTTCCAGCCTCGATAGCCATAATAAGAGCAGGAACTCCTCCGCCTTTGATTACTTCTTCTGTCCATTTATTACGCCATACCATTGGGTCAATAACTTTACCAACTCCAACACCAGCTTCTAATAGAGAATAATCCACTGCAGTGTTTGGGATTATTAAATTGTCTCCTGTGTTCCATGCTGATTTTTCCTGTGCCTTGAATGTTGCCATTGCTGTTGGGTCGTCGGTGTTAAGTTTCCAGATAACCAAAGGCACGACAAACCTATGAAACATCACAGCCATATCTTCATCAAGCTGTTTTATTTTATCTAAGAAAGTCATTAGAGTTTCAATGTCTCCTGTTCCGTGGATTTCATCTGCTGTTCTATTTAAACATAAGTGAAAGATTTGGTCTAATTCAAAATGTTGTTCTTTTCCATTTACTAATCTTTGTTTGTAGCCTTCTAAAATTCCTTGAGAATTTATTATGTGCCCCATACTTCCAGGGTTAAGAGGTTTTAGATTTATTATTTTTCCTTCTTTTACAATCTCTGCATAACTATCTCCGTTAATGTGTTTTACTCGAACTTGATTATCTATGATTTCATTAAAAGTATCTTTACCCCAACCTTTTATTTTTTCTAATATTTTAGTAGTTCTTGTGTCTGCTTTGAAACCTTTACCAACAGACCACATTCCTACTTTGTTCATAACTGATTTTGTGGAAATGTGTTTTTTATAATATCCATTATAAGTTTCCCATTTATCATTTACCCATTTAACATCTGTATCTATTCCTGCTCTATCCACATCTTCTGACGCTGTTGTTTGGATTGATAGAGACTGGTCTAAGCCTGAACTTGTTGTTGTGTTTTTTATATCCATTGCCATTTTAATCCTCTGTTGCAAAATCTGCTGCAACTATTGCCCATTCGTGTATTGTTATTTCTTTACTTGCATCTGTTCCTGTTTTTCTCACTCTAAAGATTAACTTTTTACCTGGACCTTTTAATAAAGTAAATGCGTTGGGAGTTATGTTTTCTGTCCATGTTGCACCTTCATTTGCACTCACATCAAAGGCTGCATCTAAAGTTGTATCTTCACTATAATTAACTGTAAGGAAAATACCATTTATAATTCTTGTTAATGTTTCAGTTGTGGACATTCCCCATGGTTGAACATCTCCAATAGTTGCAGCGGTAAATTTAGTAAATCCATCAGCCTCAAAATCTGTGTCTGTATCGATTGTTATATTTCCTCCTCCATCTGCCCATGTGATTGTTTTTGCAGTTAAAATAATTGCTTGCATATTACATTTTACATAATTTCCTGGAGCATCAACATCTTTTTTAAATCTACAATCTGTAGGAGTATCATATTCATCTGCTTCTAAATCTGTTCCTGTTACGTCATGAACTGCAATATCTCCCGATGTTAGTAATACTGTCCCTAATGGAAGTTCCCAGTTTATATCTCCGTCTCCTGCTCCGCCCATTTCATCAATCTTTATTCTGCTCCATGAGCTTACTTTTAGATTTGTTCCAACTGCAAAAGTTCCTGTTACTGCTGATTCTCCACTATCATATCCAGATGAAACTTTTAATAATTGGCCTTTCATTCCAACATCTTCTGCATCTGAAACTGTCATCGCTGTTGGATTTGTTATGTAAGTAGAAGAAGCCCTTGGGTCTGTGCTGTCTGTTCCCCAGAATAAAGTCTTTAGAACTTGTGCTCTCTTTACTGCGTCAGTTCCTGTTGTGCAATATAATCTCCAGATGTTTTTTGTTGGGCTCTTATAAATTATGCAGTCATTAATTGCAAAGTCTGCTGTTGCGGAAATACTATCTGCATAAATATCTACATAGTAAACCATATCTGTATCTGAATATTTAAATGTTTTTCCTACAACTAAAAATCCTGCTTCTGTTTCTACTTTAGAACTATCGTCGAAAGTATCAAAGTGGAGATTCTCAAAGTTAGGGACTCCTGTTCCGTTGAGGTTTGCATCCCAGCCTGCATAATCATTATTAAAAATTGTTTGACATAGATTTTTGAAAACATATGCTTCTAATGTTTTAAATGAAGATGGGATTATTCTCGGACCCTGGAATACAGAAATCTCTGCTTCTCTTGGATTACTTTTAAATCTATCAGGAAAACTTATTTTACTTTTAATTGTCATTTAAACTCCCATGAAATCCTGGACATCAGATTTATCTAATAATTTTTCTATAAATTCCATTCTTGTAAGATGTACTGAAACCATATCCTCTGCTTCCATCCTCGAAGTGTAGCCTGCCATATTGAAAAGAATTAATTGAACTGCTGCATTTCTTGCTGCCCACTCTGAAAACATCACTTTGTAAACTGCATTTATAGAAGCCCAGTTTGTTAAGACGTCATATTTTACAAGATTAGAAAGATAAGCTGCTGCGTAGTCGTGTAGAAATTGATGGTTTGCCGTTACATCTCCAGTTGCATCTACGTTTTCTCCAGCCATAAACTGCATCTCTGCAACTGTTACTATTGTGAAAGCCATGCTCTATTTAGAATATGTAAGGTTTTAAACTTTTGTCTTTCATACAATAGGCGGCTCTTTTCAATGCTTCAAAAATATGTGAGTAATTACCGTATATTTTGAGTGCGCCGTCGCTGTAATCACATTGCATAGAGCGTAAAGACTGCCGAACTCGTGGGTCATCGAA